GGTGCCACCAATGGTCATCATCCATGGGGTTGGTGTCCATCCAAATGCCGTGCCAAGTCGCGCCACCATCGCGCTTGGTCGGATAGCGGCCAACCCGGTGGGTCAAGCCATCGATCACAGCCTTGGGCAGCTCTCTTGCCTCATTAACCCAAGCGCCAGTCAGCTCCAAAGACAGCAACTTCCTCACATCCTTGGGTTGATCAAGGGCAAGGAAGATCACCTCGCAGTCAATCCCAGCCGCCTCACCACGGGCAGGCAAGCGGATGTGGTGGGTGATAGGGGGAGTCCACAGCATGGGGCCAAACGTGCCCTCTGGGAACAGATCCAGCCAAGTCTTGATAGTTGTAGTCTTCAGCATGGGGTAGCTGTTTCTCACAATCGCCCACCTGCTGTACCTGACGTTGTCAATCGGGCTTGGCTTTTGTTGCACAGCCTTGATGAAGATCTTGGCAGCACAGCCGTAGCTCTTGCCCGACCCGACAGGCCCCATGATCCCTTGAACAAAGTTCTTGGACTGGATGAAGTCGTAGATCACCGGCGACTCGCTGAAGTCTAGGTTCAGACCAGCCATCGGCACGGTCTTGTCGGACATCTCTTTGGTTCGGCTCATCTTGTAACTCCAGTTGTCTAATCTGCCTCTTGCGCCACATGGTTCTTCTTCATGAGTTTGACTTCGGCATACTTCATCGCCAATCTTTGTAATTCCGATTGACCATAAAAATCTTCATCAGTCAGCCCTACCCACTCCCTTTGGCCGCACCAATTGCATTCGCCCATATAAGCAATCACTGATCTCTCTGCTTTACAAAAGTGCTCTTTCATGATTCCCCCCTAGGTGCCACAACATTGATATCAATCACACTCGGCTTCTCGCTACCGTCATCAGGGTTGTCAAGCAAACCAGACGCTTTAGCCAATATCCGCAAGACCGCTACCTTGTCGTAGAGCTCAATCTCCAAGGTGCTGACCCCGTCCTTGTCAGTCCTGACACGCACATTCTTGATGGCGTTCAGCGCATGCTCAGGGATATCACTCGACCTCTTCACAGTCACATTGCCGTTTTCATCCCAGGTCATGATGTCTGTCAGCTTGGTGTTTGCCATAGACAGCAACGCATAGGCCACGGCCTCTTTGTTGGCCATGATGGTCGTTGAGCGCTCCAGCCTGCGCTGTACAGACCTGACTCCACCCCAGTTGGTCAAGGGCGGGATCAGGGGAGACTGCTTAGGTCTAGTCATCAGAAGGGTATGTCTTCATCAAGGTCAACCTTGGGCTTAGGCTTGGCAAAAACAGCAGCAGGCGCAGCAACATTCTTTGGCTTGCCAACTTTCAACTTGAACCAAACACCGCCATCAGGCTTCTTGTTGACATAGATGTCAAGGAAGTGATTAGTGCCATCAGGCATGACAAACGTGCCCTTGTAGTCACCGTGCCAGAGCTCAGTCTTGTCAGCGTTCTTCCAAGCTTTGCCCTCTCCAGGCTTAATCTCGCGATCTTCTTGCATTTCAATTGCTCCTTTTGGTTATTGTTTCACAGGTTAAAAAAAACAGAGAACCCCTGTCAGGGAAAAAGTAGGGAAAATTTTGGGGTGGGCCCCCTATCGCTACCGTGAGGGGGAGGGGGGAAGGGGTCGTTTTTACCGCGCCCGTCAACGCAGCCGGTATCGCGCAGGTCACGCTGGCGCATATGGATAGAGGCCTTGTCCATGGGGTACACGCTGCGATACCCCCTGCTTGTACAGAATCCATATGTTCGTCTGGTATTTGTACAGGCTGATTTAAACGGCCTACAAGGCCTTGACAACCTGAGTGGCTACCTGTGCCTAGGTCAACCCTAGATCGTGGCTTGTAGGTGCCTCGCATGCCGCGGAATCGGTATCCAATCATCTGGTGTCTGCCACCAACTGGCGTATTCCTGCCATCAGGGCGCCAGATGTCGGCGTGATGCCCTCGGCCTGGTACAACGGCAGCAGGATGTCGAGGCTTTCCGAAATCTGCTCAGCGGTCAAACCACTTGCAATCAACTCTTGAACTTCTTGGTTGTGCAGAACTAACATGTCTGCTTCTTTTTTAAAGTTATCCACAGCACAAGTCAACATGGTGTGTTCTTTGTGTTCTCTACAACCTTCAGAGGTTGTGCCATAAACGCCTTTAGGTTGTATCTTAAATAAGTTATCCACAGGCTCTGGTTGTGCTTGTTTGCTGTCTAGTTGTACAACCTCTGGGGGTTGTGCCTGAGAGCTCTTAGTCTGTGCCTTTTTGATGGCTGCTTTCATGTTCCTGACTGTTACTGTTTCGCCTGGTTTGGACATGGTCTTGATCCTCTTTGGTGGTTGCTTGAGTACTTTGCTGATAGCTTGGGCGACTCTTGCTTGGCCCTCTTTGTCTGCTTCTTCGGCCTGCTTGGCTTGTTGTTCTTTCATGTAGGGTGGCCTTGTGTCTTCGATGGCGCTGGTGATGCTGACTGCGTCCTCGGCGCTGATGGATGCATCGAAGATGACCCGCCAGGTTGTGTGTCTTGCGCCGGGCATTGGCTTCTTCAAGATCTCTAAGTAGCCTGCTTTGGTGAGCTTGACCAGGTGCTTGCTGATGGCTTGCTGTGATATGCCGAGCCTGTCTGCCATGGTCTTTTGGCCAACCCAAGTGATGCCAGACCTGTTCATGTAGCTGCAGATCAGGATGAGTGACTTCAGCATGCCTGGTGTTAGCTCGTTGTCGGTGCATGCCCTGATCGGTATTACCGCGATCTTGCGCTGGTCCGGTGCCAAAGGCTCTTCCTTGACCTTGGGCTTCTTGGGCATTTGGAAGTGGACAGGCTCAGTCATTGCATTCACTTGGATGCCTTCCATAGCTTGGTGACGTTGTTGGCCAGCTCATTGGCTGCGGCTGTCCCGCGCTTGTCCTGTACGCCTTGGATGTAGTCCCGCCTGCTGATCTGTGGGGTCTTCTTGCGCCGTCTGTTGACCGTGACTGGCAGTGTGTCAAGCACCCACTTGGCTTCTGTGTATGCGCGGTAGGCCTCGCTGTAGCTGCCCACGCTGGTGCCGTCAGGCAGCTTGACTGACCGAGCCCCCTTGTGGACCCTGCCGCATGCATGGCAGGCCAGCTCATCTGCCAAGGACACGGTTGATGATCTTGGTGGCAAACCCTGAGTCAATGGCTGGGGCTGTCTTCTTAGCCTGGTCAGACAGGATCTTGCGCAGCCACTTGGAGCCGCCCAGCTTTACAAACTCAGCGTGTTCGCTTTGAGTTACTCGCACACCTACGGTTTTTCCGCTCTTAGTTAATTCAGTCTGAGGTCTTGGCATTGCTGTCTTTCAATATCTCTTCGTTTAGTTCGTAGGCGATCCTGCGCACGGTGTCGAGCAGCTCTCTGAGATCGGTGACGGTGTCCATCTCCATTTCTAGGGCGTACTTGAGCTGGCTGATTTGCAGGTGCAGCAGCCGGACTTCACCAGTGGCTTCTTGGGTGTCGCGTACAACGCCTTCGTCATCGCGAAAGAGCTTGACGTAATCGATGTGCATTACTTGACCTCCAGCCACTTGAGCATGAGCCACAGCGCCAGCAAGGTCAGCAGTACGCCAGCCATCATTAAGACTACGCATATCAGGAAACTAATCATTTGTTTTCCTTTCATCTGGTTTGTCAAAAATCTCGTTGTATTTCTCTGTAAGGTCAAAAATGCAGTCTTGGAGCATGTCAAGCTGCACAATCCAATCCTCCTTTTCAAATGCCTTTGTGTACTTAACGCAGCCCTCGCCTTTGTTGGTGTTCCAGTGCAAATCAATTAATTTCATGTGTGCTGCTCCAGTGACCAATGCAGCAGGGCAAGTGCATCGGCTTCGTTGTCATCAGTGATGGGATGGCCTTTGAGCCGCATGGCCTCGACCATCTGCGCTTTGCCAGCGTTGCCCTTACCCGTGGCATGCAGCTTGATTGAGCCGACAGGCACACCCTGGTAAGGGATCTTGTGGTGCTCGCACCAAGAGGTGAGGGTGGCCATCAACCCGCCGTAGACATGAGCGGAGTCGGTGCTGGCGTGACGGCGAACCTCTTCGAAGTACACGGCCTGCAGCTCACCACCTAGGGTGCCCTTGAGCTCTGTGAGCCACTGTTTGAAGCGCAGGTAGCGCATGCCGCCACCCTCGTACCTGCCAGGCTTAAAGCTTGCCCAGCCGTGAACAATGCTGCCGTCCATTGGCCTGCATGCCCAGCCTGTGGTGGTGCCCAAGTCCAGCGCCAAGATGGATTCATTCATGGCTGGACTCCAGTGGCTTGTCGCCTGTGGCCACAAGAGCGAGCCCCACCAAGTACTCAGGCACCAGTTGGCCATCTCGCACCCTGTCCAGCAACTTGTGTGCTTCCTCGGCGGTCATGCCTTGCCAAACATGTTGTTGAGGCGCGAGTTGATGTCTGAGTACTGAGCTGTCAGCACCTCTTCAAGGATCTGGTCAATCAGGGTTGAGCGTGAGCGCTGCTGCGCCTGGCAAGCACCGTCCAGCAAGTTCCTGGTGGTTGGCCTGATGCGAATGAAGATGGCCGCTTTAGGTTCTTTGGGCTCTTTCGGTTTTTTGATCATGTTTAGCCATGGTTGATTGCAAACAGCTATCAATCATACCTATTGAATTCTGTACATAGAGCATTAGGGGAGGGTAAGCACCTACAAAATAAATCCAAAATAAAGCTTTACAGACCTTATGGGTTCTGTACTACAATGGCCACAAGTGCTTTCATTCTGATAGCGCCACTTGAACCACCGAGATACAGGAGTTCCATAATGTCAGCTCATACAGGCAAATTTGTAGCCTACTACCGTGTCTCTACAGACAAACAAGGCATATCAGGCCTAGGACTGGCCGCGCAACGCGACCTGGTCAATACATTCCTTAATGGTGGCAAATGGTCAATCATTGGCGAATTCACCGAAATTGAGTCGGGAACCCGCAAGAAGCTCAATGACCGCCCAAGCCTGCAATCAGCGCTTGAGCTGGCCAGAAAGCAAAAGGCCACGCTGGTGGTCGCCAAGCTGGACCGTCTAGCCCGTGACGTTCAGTTCATCTCCACATTGCTTAACGGCAAGGTGCCCTTTGTATGTGCCGACATGCCAGAGGCCGACAAAACATTCCTGCAGATGATGGCCGTCTTTGCTGAGTATGAGGCCAAGCGGATCTCTGAGCGCACCACACAAGCTTTGGCTGCACTTAAACGCCAGGGCAAGGTCTTGGGCTCACCCACACCAGAGATCGGCTCTGCGGCTGGCCTCAAAGTTATCCAGAAAAAAGCTGATGACTACGCAGCCAAGGTCGAGCCAGTGGTCAACGACATCATCAAAAAGTCAGGTGCCAATACGCTGCGTGATATTGCCAACGCATTGACTGCTCGCGGGATCCAAACCCCGCGTGGCAACGTCAGTTGGAACCCCAGCCAGGTGTCTAACCTTTTGAAACGTTTTGGTGGGGGGGGGGGGGTACTTGAAAACAGAAGTACTAATCCCCTCAAAGGATAAGTCATGAGCACAAAAGAAGTAAAAACATACAGAGCACATGAGGGTGAATTTGACCTAGACCGCAAGAAAATTGCCAAGCTTTTTCACCGCATTGGGCGCGGTGTTAACTGCCGCCTGGACGTACCCGTACTGGTCATGAGCGATGTTAAATGGGCTGCAAAGATCTTTAGCGACCTCTCAGCAGGCCTCACCAAGCTCGGTTGGGAAGATGAACGAAGCGACATTTGGCGCATTATGGCGGCCCGTTCTTTGATGGAAAGCGCCCGTTATCAGCTCAACAAAACCAACGACAAGGAAGGAGCCACAAAGGAATGGAGAAACAACAATAAATAATTCTTCACACACTACGGGTAGCGTAAGCTCACCCAGCGACCTTTGAGTCTTGTAAACTATAAATATTTTTAAAAGAAAGAGGCATCTGATGAATACATTTAGCGTAGCAAATGCTAATAGACCAGTACGTTATAACCCTTTCTTGAGTGCTGTTGTAACGAACAGCGCTTGGGGTGTAAAACCCCAAGTTGATTTGGCTTTATACAATGTATATTG